GCCCCGTTCGCCGATAAAATCTACGACACGATGATTCCACTTTTGAAAACCACCATGCCTATTGAAAGAAATTATCACCTCCGCGAAATCATGTTGGCTTTGTTCAAGAGAAATCGCAACGTCCCACGCTATGACTCAATTGTCGACTATTCTGAAACTTCAACGCAAATGCTCACAAACCTTGTCAGTAAATGTTTTTGTCTTGATTCGCTAGCAACATTTAACCGTGAACGAATTTCTGTTAGCGCGAATGATGTCACTGACTGGTTAATTAACCAAGAAACGTCCACACTTCCTCTTATTGTCCCTGACTTCGCAATTCACAATTCAGCTGTCAACTCATACAACTTCTCAATTAAGAGACAGCCGAAACCAAATTTAACAGTCGATGCAGTCGATTCATACACAGCTCTGCAGACAATTGTCTATCACGAGAAACCGATAAACGCGATTTTTTGCGCCATATTCAGAGAAATAAAATCACGCGTTCTCCGATCTTTGAAAAAACACGTAAAAATTTTTACAGACATGTCACCAAGTGAATTTGAGGAAGAATTGAATTCCGACGTCCCATTCAGCAATTTGCCTCGGTTCATTGAAAAACTTGAAATTGACATAAGTAAATACGATAAATCCCAACAGGAACTCGCACTCGAATTTGAATGCAAAATGATGCGGTTTTTCAAGGTTGATGAGTACTTCATTAGATTGTGGTACCATGCTCACGTACTCACGCAGATCTACGACAGAACTACCAAACTTTCGGCGCTGATTCCTTACCAGCGTAAGAGTGGTGATGCAAGTACCTTTATCGGGAACACTTTGTTCCTGATGGCTGTGATTTCTGATCTCGTCCCTGTAGACGAGTTGTCTCTTGCTGTCTTCTCGGGCGACGATTCACTTCTGTATGGTTACGATATGGAAAAATACAAAGATTCACAACATTTCGGATTAAAATTCAACCTGGAGATAAAATTCTTTTCTTTCGAACATTCATATTTCTGTTCAAAATTCTTGCTACCGGTAAACGGCTATTGGACTTTCACTCCTGATCCCGTCAAATTGCTGACCAAGATCGGTAGATCCAACATCATAAATCCTGCCCATCTCGAAGAATATAGAATCTCAACTGTGGACAACACAAAAAATTTCAAGAATACTCTCATTTGCATCGCCGTCGCTAACGCTTTGAAAGAAAGATATGGCATTCAGCATGATTACCAAAATTTCCTGAGATCAATCCCCAGCATGACTACGGAAGAGAACTTCCACTCACTTTTTGAGTTGCCGGACGGTCCTGTCTCCAACAACAAGTTTTCAAATCATTTCGATTTTTAATCATTTTAATCTAAAATTTTGTTTCTAAATAACATGTTTTTCTTTATCCTCTTTGTGTCCGTCTCTTCGCATTCAATCGGCGATCTGTCTACTTCTCAGAACGGTCAGATCCTCATTAATGAATTTAGACTTTCCCTGTCTAATTATACTGATGCCAAGTCCAGCTATTCGGGAATCTCAATGGTTCCCGACCCGTCATGTTTCTTCGTCTCAACGTCCTACTTCGAAACTCCATCTTGCCCCCATTCTCACTGTGGGTCATCATTCCCCGTGCCCGTGTCTACCGGTCTTTTCAAGAAAGCTGCTATATGCATCTCCACGCGTCAGGACTATCACTTCACTTTTGACAGATTTGAACCAATAATACCCTCAATGTTTCGTTTCTCTGTTCGCTTAACGAGCAAATTAACAAATGCCCCTGCAGTCTTCGACTCAATTGTTCGTGTCACATTGGACCCTGACATTCTGCTTTATTGCAATTCTGCGCGCTTGTGTATTATCACAACCAAATACTGTCATGACCTTTCTTTCTTCGGATCACGTCCTCCACTCGCCTTGAGCTTCTCTCCTGGTGACGTGGGCGACCTGTTCAGATTTTCAATACCATC